GAGGGCATTGCAGTTCGTGACCGACGAGTTCGCCCCCATCGGGGCTGGCCAGGCGGCCATCGCCTTGGGGAGGACTGCGTTCAAGAACAAGGATCTCCCCGAGCTGACTCCTTTCGGGATACCAATCATCCCAAAGGATGCCAATATAGACAGGCTCACGCCGTCCATCGAGGCCAAGCTCGGCGGTCCAGGCATCGCGTTTCAGTCCCTGGGGTTTAACCTCAAGTCTTCATCGAACGAGATGCTGCGGGACCGCATGGTCAAGCGGGTGTTTGGCGAGGGCAAACACCCGGATTATCCAGACATAATCCTCACATCGTGGCAACAATTAAAAAAAGAAAAAGACGCGCCGATCCTAACCAAGATCCTGTATCGGGATGCCCGTAATGTTCGAGAGGTGCGGGAGATTGGCGAGCGTCAGAGCGAAGGGGCCGAGTACTGGTACGACGATTACGGCCAGATGGTCGATAAGACCCGAGAGTCGTCCAGGCAACGGCTCGAAGCGGAGACAACAGTTGTTGACCGCAACACCAAGACGCTCTGGGACCCCAGGGATCCCAGGAATAAGCCAGCATGGTCCCCCACGACCTTCCGAGATGAACTCAAAGGGGTTAACAAACAGCACCGAGTAAGGGTGAACACGATCAAAGAGGTCTATGGAAGCGATCCCAGGGTGGCTGCGGCTATCGAGCAACGAGGCGAGCCGCCCGATAGAGCCAAGGAGCCGCTGTACTGGGCTATCCATAGGTGGGCAGAAGTGCGTAAGACCCACACGGATCCCGTCACCAATGATGTTGACTTTACCGCTTTTGACCTAGAGTGGGATCGTGAAATAGCTCAGTGGGATGACGAGATGGCTCATGAGTCCGGGGGGCTGGCCGAGCGGTTCAATAAGTGGCTCGATCAAGGCGAGCATCACCCCTTCGTGGACCAGTACTACGACGCGCTGGGGCAGATCGCGGACAGCGGCTACTGGGAAGACACGGTATTTGAGCCGAACCAGATGCTCGCGCTCAAACAGGGGCTAGACCCAATACTGGCTTCTATCGGCAAAACCGCCGATGGGATCTGGTCTGAGTACCTGGCGGCTCCGGCAGAGGAGCGGCGCAGATTGCAGTCCCACCCCAATCGGGCTATCCGGCAGGTCATCAAGAACATGAACCTGGCTCGCAAGGCCCACCGCTACCAGACAGTTATGAAGAACCCTGAGATTGACCAATTGCTGATCATGTGGTTCGCCAACACTCCCTACATCTACCAGAACGGCGAGTTTTATTATAGCCTTTACGGCAAAACCCCGGGGTCATATAGGCAAAGCCCATATTAGGAGGGATAGGATGGTAACAGAAAATCAAGAGCCGACCCAGCAGTCGCTGCCGGAGGCCGATGCCCCGCCTGAAGAGGCGGCGCCAGAGCCGCAGAATCCGATACTCAGCGAGATAGACAAACTCAATGCCGCTCCCGAGATCGACATTGACGAGTCGCCGCCAGACGCCGAGGAAACGGAGGGCGAGGCCGCGGTCCCCGCTGAGCCAGTAGCCGAAGCTCCTGGGGCTGCCCCAGACGTGCCCCAGCCCTCGCCAGAGCAGATGCAGCAGCAAGCCCAGCAGGCCCAGCAGATGCAGCAGGCTCAGCAGATGCAGCAGGTTCAGGCCCAGGCCGCTGAATACGAGCGGTTGAGGCAGCAGGCGGCTATTCAGAACGAGACCCGGAGCTATCAGCAACAGCTCGAGTCGCAGGGGTATGCCCCTGAACAGGCGCAACAGCAGGCAACGCAGTACATTCAGTCGCGACAGGCGCAGCAGAACTTGATGGGGAAAGCCGATGAGTACGGCCAGCACCTTCTCGGGAAGATGGCGGCCTCGGAGCATTTCGCCCAAAAGTACAAACTCAGCATGGAGGATCTGCCTGTTCTCAGACAGGCTGAGACTCCTCAGATAATGGAGGAATTGGCCAAGCGAATAGCCGACAACCACAAGACGCAAGCCGAACTGACTCAGCTACGAAAGGGCCAGGTTCCGCCACAGCAATACGACAACTCGCAGGGCGAGCCACAGGTCGCGTCTAGTGACGGTGGCTGGCTGGACAGGTATAATGCTGGTGACAGATCAGCTAACGCTGTGGCGGCGGCCAGACGCGCAGTAGGTATGGAATAAGGCTTAGGAGGTCTTAAATGGCTCAGACAGCCACGACAGGTAATCTAGAGAATGCCCAGAAGATAATCATTGCCGCTGCCCTGTTCACAGAGGAGCATAACGCTCCGGCGTTGGCGTTGATTGAATCTTTCTCCCTTGGAAAGGGCGAGAAACAGGTGACGGTCCCGAAGGTCGGGCAGATGTCGATGAGCGATCTCACTGATGGCCAAGACATTATCGACGAAGAAGAGATCGGCATGACAACCGTCGATCTTACGGCCTCTGAGGTTGGAGCCAAAGTGATTCTGACGGACAAACTTGTCCGGCAGTCCGCCCCCAACGTCATGTCCATCGTGGGCAGGCAGTTGGGTGACGGCATGGCTCGAAAGAAGGACACCGATGTCCATGCCCTCTACTCGGGGCTTAACGGCGGGACCACCCTTGGCGCCGCCGCAGCGACCATGAGCCTCGCCAACGTGGCAGGCGCGATCACATACGCCAAGGCGAACAAGTTCGGGAGCCAGATCTATATACTCCAGCACCCGAACGCTGTGTTCGATATCGCAAGCACGGCGGTGACCGCATCGTCCACCTACCCGGTTCCTGCCGGGTGGTCTTCGGACCTGCTCGGCAACTTCTTCAGCGGTCTAAGGCCCCTGAACGGAGTCCCCATCTTTGAGGATGGAAACCTTTCGGTTGACTCCAGCGACGACGCCATCGGCGTGATCGCAGAGAAGTCAGCCCTGGCCGTGTTGAAGAGCGTTGACACCAGAACCGAGAGGCAGAGGGACGCATCCCTCCGGGCCACCGAGCTGGTGATGACCGCTGACTACGGCGTGTTCGAGCTTGACGATTCCCGTGGCGCCCCGCTCACTTACGATGCGGCTGCGCCATCCACTAGCGCCTAGCTAGATTAGGCTTATGCCTAGAGGAGGGCTAGCATGGTGACAACAACTGATAGACAGCGGATGAGAGCGGAGCTGGTGGCTCAGGGGTATTCTTGGGAGTACATCGATGAATGGCAGCCCAAGGCCACCCTATACCGCCATGCTCCGGGGCTGGACATCGAAGGCAATGTGGCGTCTCCCGTAGGAACCCCCCTAAAGGGGGTTCCAGGGAACCCCGACTATGTCCTCAAGAAGGCTAGGTTGGGCATGTTCCCATACCTGCCCGGAGAAACCTGCGAGTGCAGGTGGTGTAGCATTCGGAATGCTCACGCCGAGCCGATTGCGGAGGAAGGCAAGGTGGACATCGAGGAAGCGTCGGTGATCTGCCAGGAATGTGGCGATCCAGTGACAGCATTGACTAAGGCAGGGGCGCTTTCGAGACTGCGTGTTCACATGAAGACGCACCAAGTATCTGAGTAGCTGTAAAGATTGACCGAGGCTGCCTGGATTATCATATCGGTTGATCGCAGGACGTAGAGCCTGCTCAAAAATAACCTTCAAGGAGGTTCGACATGGCATTCCCACTAACGGTGAATTTAGCGTATGGAATGGAGAAACGAGAGACTTCCGACCAGAGGCAGAAGCTAGGCACCAGGGCAACCACTCCTGATGGCAGGGTGTTCTACTATGCTGAAGCCAGCAGTGCTGCTATTGCCCGTGGCGGCAACATAGTAAATGGAATAGCCGCTGTGGCAGCGCACGACATGGATGTAGCGGCTACGGCAGCACAGTCAGCAGGCGATACCACTATCAGCATAGAGGTGCCGACTACTGACCTAACCAAAGACCAGTACAAGGATGGTTATCTCTATTTCAATGATGGCCCTGCCGAAGGTGAGATATACAGGATTAAGTCTCACCCTGCTCACGATGCTTCGGCTGACAACACAGTCATCATCACTATTGACGAGCCAGATGGAATCGTGACGGCTCTTACAACTTCGTCGCTCTGTGGCCTGATGTATAGCCCTTACAAGGACATACATATTGTTGACGGTAACGGAACTCCAACTACAGGAGTTGTTGGCGTGACCACTGCGCCCGTAACGGCAGATTACTTCTGCTGGGTGCAGACCTCTGGGCCTGCCGCCGTCCTCATGGGCGCGCAGGTAGGCATAGTAGGTGACGGCATCGCTAGGTCGCAGCAAGATGAAGACGGAACAGTGGAACGTAGCGACTACTCAGATGAGTCAGACCTTGTGAATCTCGGTGTCTCTATGGGCATAGCTGCGGTAGCCACCGACTATCAGTGGGTGATGCTGAATATCAGGTCCTAATGACAGCCAGCCTACAGGAAGCAGAACTCTGGACCCCACCCGGGGTGACCCACACCAGGGTCGCCCAGGTGGGGCGCAATGCCGAAACTGGCGAGAAGATCTATGAGTACCAGTTCAAGGTCCATGACGAGGTCACGGGCCGTAGGCATCAGTTCCGGGTGCTGGTCGATGATGAGACATCTATCGCCCACATCGAGGAGATGGTCGGCAACGCGATGGAGAGTTGGCTGATTGACGTGAGGATGCGGCACTCAAAACCAGCTCCGACTCCAGCCCAGCGCAAGGAGATCGGCAAGATCCTCGAGCAGATCAGGGTCAACTCGATCAAGCGCAAGAATAGCTCCAACAACAAAATCTATTACAATGGTCTACGGTAGGAGGATTTACTATGACCAACAACAACGCCACCGAGATACAGATCACGGAACAGGACATACGGATGGCCTTGCAACAGAAGGTGAACCAAGTCACCAACCTGGAGCTTCAGCTCGCCACTCTGTCCCGGGTCATCTCCGAGCGTGATGCCAAGATTGCCGAGCTAGAGGAGAAAAGTGATGCCAAAGGTGGGAAAGAAAAAGTTTCCGTATAGCAAGGCTGGCAAGAAGGCCGCTAAATCCTATGCCCGGCGCAGCGGCAAGAAGGTAAAATCCAAGAGATACTAGCGAGGCGCGATTATGGCTGTAGTCCAGGGGCGCACCAGGGCGCAATTGCGCCAGAGCATTGGCTATAATCTCGGCGCCATCTATGTATCGTCTGCCAGCGGCACTGGCTCGACCACCACGATTGTCGATAACACCCTTAGAGGCGGCGACGACAACCACAACGGTAAATGGGTGGTCTTCAACGACGCCTCTGTCTCCACTGTGGAGGCTTCCAGGGTATCGGATTACGTTAGCTCCACCACAACCCTGACGGTGTCTCCCGCTTTCGCCAATGCGTCAGTGGCCGACGACACCTATGAGCTGTGGGACGATATCTACTCCCCGGCCCGGATCGATGACCTGATCAATCAGGCCGTCATCGACGCCACAGGCCAGGCTTACGATCCCGTGGAGAAACTGGATCTGCACACCGATGGCTTGACCCAGCGGTTCGACATCCCCTCCGGGCTGTCGATGATCCAGAATATCTACTACCGCTCAACCGTGGATTTCACCCGGTTGCTGTCGCTGAACTCCGCAATGGACGAGACGGTTGACTCGGATATCACGGTCACCGCTGACACCAAGATCAAAAAGCAGGGCACGGCCAGCAACAGATTCGTGATCGCCGCCGGGGCCAGCGCCGGAGATATCGCCACCGATTCCATAGCCTCCAAAGATATCTCGGCCTATGACTATATCGAGTTCTGGGCCAGAAGCACCGTGGCCACATCCGCTGGCAACCTGAAGATTCTCCTTGATAACACCGCGAGCTGCGCGTCTCCCCTGGAGACCCTGGATGTCCCGGCTCTCAGCGCAGACACCTGGACGTTCTGTCGGGTGGCCCTGGCCAACCCCCGGAGCGACACGGCGATCATATCTGTGGGCCTGGAGTATGACTCAGACATAGGCGCCTGCACGGTATGGCTGGACGATATCAGCGTGGTCAAGAACGACTCGGCCCAGTGGGTGAAGATGCCCAGGAATCTGTGGCGGATCGACAAAGAGGCCAAGGATATTGTCATCGACAACTATGTCCACGGCGCAGCCAGGTACAGTTTGCTCAAGTTGGTGGGCGGCGACAAGCCTGCCCTGCTGACAACTGACTCGGCCACCTCCGAGATAGACGAGCAGTATGTGATCGCCAGGGCCACGGCCCTCGCATTCGCCTCTGCCTCCGGCGGCCCGACAACTGACCCTGACAACAAAAATAATATGGCGGGGTTCTGGATGGGCATGTCATCCTCTGCGCGGAGGGCCTTCCCCTTGCTGACTGACATACGGCTGGTCGAGTAATGGCCGCCACCGTCACAGATCTCAACGAGATAAGCCTCAACGGGGTCTTTTACCCCACGGCGCGCCCTGTCCAGAGCGTTCTCGCCTCCATCTACCCCTCCAAGGTGGTCATTGGGGACACAAGCAAAGACAGCCAGACGCGCACCTCGATCATTGCCTGGTCTGACTGGCGCGGCGGTGTGGGCATAGACCGCATGGAGTCCGGCGGGGACGTTAACCGGGCATGGTGGTCGGACTGCCAGCTCAGATACAAGAACCACCTCGTCCTGGGCAACCTCGCCAACAAGACCGACACGATAGCGCACGGCCTGGTCACGGCAGGGGCAGGCACAGGCATAGCCGCGATCATCGAATTCAACGACCTGATCTACGCGGTGTGGAATGGCTCCGTGTCGGAGAACCCGCTGATATATGTCTACAATAACGCCAGCAACTACTGGTGGGACGGCAGATCCGAGGACGCAACCATAGGGGCGCACGCCAGTGACAGCTTCACTGTCCCTGACCAGGTCACTGATGCGCTGAATTTCACCAAGAGCGACGGCACGAACTACCTGGTGCTGGCCCACTATGACAGCAACGGCAGCGGCTACAGCTACGCCACCGTGCCCAGCTATGACGGCAGCAATAACACCAACTGGGCGCATGACACCAAAGACGCCAAGTACCTGGCCCAGTGGGATGACCGTTTATGGGGCATCTCCAATGCTGGCCAGCTCTGGTACTCCTTCACCCTGGGGACCGAGGTCGATGACGCGCAGCTACCGCTGCCTGCCGGGTACTGCACGGGGATGTTCGTGGCGCGGGACGCAGGCGGGGAGCCGATCCTCTATGTCTCGACCAAGCAGGGGCTGTATGCCCATGACGCCGCGAACGCAAGGTTCGTTAAAACCGAAGTGGAGTTTCCGTTCCACCCCCACGCTGGCAAAGGCGCCGGGCGGTGGCGCGACTCGATCTACTTCCCCAGCGGCCTCGGGCTGTATAGGTATGTCAACGGAGCTAACGCCGCTGTGCTGTCCGTTGTAGGCCCTGACAGGGACGATGGATTGCCCGAGTCAAACCGGGGCACCATCATGCTGACCGAGGGCACGCACAATGAGCTGCTCATAGGGGTGGACGCGACCACAGCTCCGAACATCACTTCTTCCGATAGCATCCCATACCAGTGGTCAGCGGCCACGGGCATTGGCGGCCTCGGCTCCACGGTCATAGATCCCGGCACGGGCTACAGCAGCATCCTCGGGTACAACGAGCTGGGCTGGGAGGCCAAATGGGTGGCCGACACGGCAGGCCGAAGGATCGACGCCATGCATGTGTCCAACGCCTACAGCAATG